TTTAATTGATTGTAAGTATGAATCACCATATGCTTTATTTGCGGCTTTAGCATCAGGTTGTTCTTCTAATTGTTCATGGTCTAATAACGGAGAGTGACTCATCTCATTTTCATACCCTACTTGTTCACTATCAATGCTGTCATCAAAATCAGTTCCAACAACACGAACCATATCAACTTGATAACCTAATAATTGTGCAATCTGCTGAATCATTGGCTCTGTCGCTGGGTAGCGAAATTCTGCTTTAATGATAGTAATACTTTGATTACTCAAATTAGGAAATCCGTATGGTGATTTCTGTATTGGTGTGCTTTTTGGCTCACCAATTTTGACAGGGTCAAACTTGTTTAGATTGTATTTAAACATATCTAAAAAGTTCTTGTCAACTTGACCAGCAATTTTGATAGTGTAATTGTAAGTATGTACACTTTCCATAATGTATTTTCGTAGGCTTTTCATTTCTTAATTCCTGTATCTATTATTTATCTTTTTAATTGGATTTTGCCGCCAACATCTTTAGCAACTCATTTCTATCCAAACTCTTTCCCTCACCCATTGGTGTAGCTTCTATTTGTTCTTCTTTTGATACTAGTTTTTGATCCAATGTTGCTTTTTTCAACTGTAAATCAAGCATTTTTAACTTCTTATTAATCTTTGCTGTCTTAGCTGTAATAGCATGTCCCAACATACTGCTAGCACTATTGAAGATTTCACTAGCAAAACGACTATCAACTTGCATTCCTAGATCCATTAAGTCCTTATAACTTGATGTTGCTAGACTGGCTAATTCATCCATCTCGCCATCTGCGGCTTCCAATCCTCTAACTTGGGGCAAAGCATTTTCAATCTTTTCTAAGTTGTTCATAGCATCAGTAGTAATTTCCTGAGCATTGGTAGGAATAGGGATAGTCAATCCCATGTCATTATCATCTTCAGGAAGTTCGAATAATTCGTTTAGTTTCTTGGTCATAAAAGTATTTAGTTACTTTCGTGAGCCATTTCTAAAAAGGTCATCTTCTGTAATTACACGAAATGTAAATCCTTGTGCCTTACAGTAAGCCATTGCGGCTGCCCATTTAGCATGATTAACTGCTACCACCAATCTATCTCTAGCGTTGGCAACACGACTTTCAATTAAACTTTGTTTCTTGGGTTTTATTTCAACAACTTCAGCAAGTTGTTTACCGTATTTGTTTTGATATACTACAAAAAAATCTGGGATGTACATATGTACCTTGCCATCTAATGGGCTTCTATATGGAATAGACATTGATTCACTAGCCCAACTAGTTACATTTTTATTACTATCACAAAATGTCATAAAGGTTAATTCCCAACCTGATCTATATTTAGGTGCGTGTTTGCCTATATATTTGTGTCCGTTTTTTGGCGTAAATATGCCTTGTGCCCATTTAGCCATGATTATTGCACGATGTTACGTGATACCGGTTGATTTGATTTGGGAACAACAGCAATGCCGTATAGTGACGTTTTACTTTTGAAACTATTAAGATAGTACGCAATAGTTTGATTCATTTCCATTTTGGTAGTACCTTTAATTTGATCTAATAAATTAAGTACTGGGATTTGTGTTTCTTGTGATATCCTAAACAACACAGCAGTAAAATTAGCCGCTATATTTTTTGATGCACAAACTGATAGAAAATAGCCATGTACTATATCGTATTCGTTAGCATTAACAACTAAATTGATGGAGTAAAATGAATCAAATATTCTAACTGTTTGATCCATTGATGTTCTAGTATCTAATATTCTTGGCATAGTATTATTTATTACTTAAATATTAGGGATTTCTTTTGCCGGCGTATGGATTTGTTCCTATTTGCGCAGGACCTGCGGCTGCATTTGGTGGGGTGCCGGCGGTGCCTAAGCTAGTAGGAGTTGCACCAAATATAGGTGTAACAACATTTATGTTTCTATTGGGTGTTTGTTGTACTGCATTCGTAATACCAGCAACAACTTCAGATTTTACTAGATTTTTAATAGGTACATTTTTAAATGTATTATATGTTGTACCGGCTGCTTGAATCGCGCCTAATATATTACCTTCACCTAATGCTGACATTGTACCGCCTACACCATCTACCAATCCACCTTGACCCAAGATAGTACCATTTGCTCCTGGTCTTGCTATAGGACTTACAGTTCTATCATAGTTAGCATTAAGACCAAAACCAGTAACAATGTTACTAGGAGTTCTACCATCGATAGCACCTTCATTATATACAACAGTTTCATAATCTAAATTCATTTGCATTTCCATAGTGCCACTGTTCTCACTATAACTATAAGTGTCATGGTCAAATTTACTAATGATAGGATTAATTAATGTATACGCTACAAAATTGTGTCTATTAAGGCCAAATACAGTAATGTTTTTAAAGAAAGGTATTTTGTTACCTGTTGGATTTGGTGTCTCACCTATGTATCCCCAATCATCATTGCCTGTTATAGATTTTGTATATGTTGTTCGTTCGTTATAAGTAGCTAATGTTCCTGTTGTATTTACTGCGCCTCCACGTGCGCCTGCAAATACAACTTTAGGTTTTGTACCATCAGCATAATTATAATTATAATATGCCTTCCACAAATTACGAATCATATTGCCGTTATCATCATGGAAAGAAATATTAACAGGATCATATTTGATTTTTGTTTGTATAATTCTTTTACGATTATACTGATTCATTTCAGTGGTGCTAAATGAGAATCCAGGTAACTTAACTGTTTTAACTGCTAAACCAAAATTAGCGCCTGTACTAACATTCTCTGAATATGCTTGGGGATTTATTTCAAAGTATACGTGAAAGAGGAATTTAAATTTAGGAGCGGTTTGATAACCATTAGTCCTAAATGTTTTACTAGCATGAGTGTAGTCACGAAGGAAATCGCTGCCGAAAAATGTTCCGGCAGCGTCCTGTAATAAGTTCTGAAAAAATCCAGACATTAGCTAGATTCCTTTAATTAGAAATTAAAGAGAACCGCCGATACCTGTAGCGATTGAACCAATTGTACGACCAATACTTGCACCAACACCAGAACCAATTGGTGATTGAATTGCGTTATCATAGCGTAATGTCAATGCAATAGTTACCGCTTCGTTTGTAGCATAATTCAATGTATTATAGTTAGCTGTCTGCAAGAAGCAACCATATAGTTCCCATGTTTCTAATACGATAGGAGCGGCTGCACCGTTACCACCATCTAAGATTTCAATGTTTGTTTGAAACTTATAATCTTGACCAGTTGCGGCACTTGCTTGTTCAACAAAGTCCATTTGTTTCTGTAACTGTTGACCAACTAATCTACTTACTGTATTTGATGCATCATCACGAACGTTAATGTTCATTGGTGCCCATGTATGTTTACCGGCTAGATACATTGTTGAGTTGTATATTGGTATTGTAACTTCAGCAAATGATAAGTTAGGACGAGAGCAGTCAATAACTTGTTTAGTTAATTCAATTGAACTAGCACTTGCGCCAAAATTCAAAAAGTTTACTCTGAATCTAAATTGTAGTTTTGGCATTAACAAGCCCTGATTGCCCCCGGCGTTGTCAGATGCTACTGTCATGTTAAACAATGATTGTGAGGCTGTTGCCATTTTTGTTTCTCCTGTTATATATATTTATCTTTTAAATTCCCCTATTGCTAGGGGATATTTAGATTACTGTGATAATTCACCTGTGTTCAAAACTCTTACTGGAATGTAGATGAATTCAGCTGCCTTAACAGGCTCAATTGCAACGTCAATCCAAAGTTCGTTTCTGTCAATTCTAGCAGGAGTGTTGTTTGATTCATCACATACTACTAGATAATCATACAAGCCACGTTTAGCAACTAAATCAACCATCAATGTTTCTACAACACCAGCAATTTGATTACGTGTCAATGCGTCATTTGGTTCGAATACAAACGGTCTTGCTGCCAATGTTAATTGTCTACGAATGTAAGCAATTAGTCGTGCAACGTTTACTCTGTCTAATGCACTTTGTGAATTGAAACTTGTTTTGTTACCGTAGTTCAACAAACCAACACCAGTGAAGAACACTAATGGGTTGATGAAATTGATATACAACACATCACGTATACCAATACGTGTTTTAGTTGTAATAAATTCACCAGTAGTTGCATCCAAATAACCAATGTTTGTAGCATTGTCAATTGTACCACGACGAGTACCGGCAGCCGCTAACCATGGATAACTGACTGTATCGTTACGCAAGAATGTACGCAACATCATGTGGCTTGGTGGAACAGCAACTAAGTTACCAGATAGATCCGGAGCAATTCCACTTGGGTAGAATAGACCTAGATATGTATTACGTGTTACACAACCTGCTTCTCCTGTACTTTCTGCGCCGGCTGCGTTAGTAGCCCACGCTTGAATTGCGGTAGCATCGTCTGGTAATCTCATTGGAGTATCACCGATGATATAAGCTGTTTCACCACGATCAGCATTCAATACAACCATGTTAGGTTGTAGTTCTGGATAGTATGGTGCTGCCATCAAGTTGAAGTAATTATCTTCATCACGTATATCAGTATTTGTATCAATTACAGAACGTAATGATTCTACAACCATATTACGTTGCGCTTGACGACCCATGTACGGAGATCCGTTTGCTTGATTACCACTTACAGATACCCATGTATAACTATACAATGGTAAATTAGCATCGTCAGTAGGATCACCTGCATCATATGCAGGCGCATCTGGGTAGTTTGCACTTGTAAAATAATTTGTTCTAAATTGTTTTACGTTATATCCTGAACGGCGTGTGTTGAATAACAACATACCATTTGGATATAGTGACGGAGAAGGTGCATCTAAGTCAACATAGTTACTATCTAGTAAACTAGTAATTGTTGGGACAGGATCATCTGCTGGATTAATAGCACCACTTGTACTCCAACGTGCATCTAAGAATGTAACACCTGTGCTACCAGTTTGGTCACTATTATCTAAACGAACCCACTGATCTATACTGTCAACTGATTCCCAACGATTGATTAATGGATATGTTTCTAAGTCACTAGTGTCAATCCAAATATCACCGTATACTAATGCTGTGCCGTTACTTTGTGTTGTTGGTTCACTGGCAGTGCAAATTGGACCATTTGGATCAGTTGCATTGGTACCTGTTGCTGATGGGAAACCTGAACTATCATAATTCAATGTACCATAGCCATTCCATTGACCATTATAGTTTACCAAAATGTCAACTTGATCTGCTACTGAGTAGAACCAGTTTGTATTGTTAGTTGGTAATGCGACTGGAGCACCTTCGTTTGCTATATAATCTAATAGATTCCAATCACTAATTTGAATTAGATAATCTTGTGGAAGAGTTACACCGGATACAAATGTTACACCTGTTACAGGACCTGTTGCGCCACCGCCACTGA